ATGTACAAGGGCGAAGCGACCGCGACTCTCCCGAACGGCGGCACCTACACCAGCACCTGCGGGCATCAGCACCGCAGCGAGCGCCGAGCTCGCCGCTGCGCCGGCAAGGAACAGACTCGGATCGCGAAGCTGCTCGAGCGGCACGGCGCCACCGGCGGCGTCACCTTCGAGCAGGTCACGCAGAACTCGTGATGGAACAACGAAGCGGCCCCGCCTCCCGAAGGAGACGGGGCCGCTGCCCGTACCGGCCGGAGCCGGGCCGTATTGCGTAGAGGTGCCCAGGCTACGCCTTCGGCGGAGCCCCCGACGTGACCGCCGGAGCGGGCGACACGTTCTGCCGCAGCAGCAGCGCCAGGATGATCGACCCGACCGTCACCGTCGCACCGATCTGGTCCGCCGTCAGGTGCAGCCCGAACGCCGCGAGCGCGGTCAGCACCGTCGCCGCCGCACCCGTGATCGCCGACACCGTCACCGGGCGGGTCATCGCCGCGACGATCGCCGCGAGCACCGCCGTCACGATCGTGGAGATCGCGCCGGTCTGGTCCGCGGACAGGTCGAGGCCCCAGGCGACCAGCGCCGCCACCAGGGCATTCACGGCGTACACGATCACCGCCGGCTCATAGCCAAACACGCGCATGCTCACTCCTTGCTTGTTGAGTCCTGCAGCGTCAGGGCGTGCAGGGGACGTTGGCGTAGGCCGCGCCGGTGACGGTCTGACCGCACCGGACGATGTTGAAGGTCGTCGACGCGTCGTGGATCCAGAAGCCGTCCCGCGCGCCGGGCCCGATGAGCGCCGTGTTGCCGGCGAACTCGTTGCGGAGACCCCAGTCCCCCAAACCGAGCTTGATGAGCTTGTTGTGGTGGACCTGGAAGCCGTCGTAGCCGTCACCGCCCGGCACACCCGTGCAGACGTTGCCCTGGATGAGGCCGTCGTTGCCCTTGATGTCCGCGCAGGAGTCGCCGCCGTTCTCGGTGAGCGCGGCCCCGTCGAGGGTGTTGTTGAGGACCTGGACGCCGGTGGTGCCTTCCTTCACGTCCACCGGCTCCGCAGTCGTCCCGTAGATGTTGTTGCTAGTGACGACGTTCCGGTCGGAGCGGTCTGGCTGGCCGGCGGTGTAGACGCTCCAGTTGCCGTTCGCTGAGCCGACGTAGACGCCCTCACCGAACTTGTCGCGGCGGTGCCCGGTCGAGTAGATCGTGTTGCCGGTGACCAGCGAATCCGTGGTGTTGGTCCGCAGATGCACGCCCTCGTCCCCGATGTCGTGGATCGTCAAGCCCTCGACGGTGACGTGCTGCGCGTTGTCGACGACGACGCCCTTCGCGGCCTGCGTCACCGTGAAGCCGAACAGGTGCCACCAGGACACGCCGTCCAGGTGGAGGCCGTACGAGCCGGTGTAGCCATCGTTGGTGAGCTCGGCGCCCGGGCCGCCGCACAGCCAGATCGGCGCCTCCGCGGTACCCGGCGTGCTCGCGGTCCAGTTGCCGTCGTAGACGCCGTCCTCGACGTGGATTACGTCACCCGGCTGCGCCTGGGCAAGCGCGAGCTCGAGCGCGGTCGGCGTCGACACGCTCACGGTCGCTGCGGGGCACGGGCCATCAGCGACGGCCGACCGCGCCACGGCAGCCAGCGACGCCGCCGCCAGGGCCAGCGCCACCAGCGGCGCGCTCAGCCGCTTGACCGCCATCACAGGTCCTTCACCGACAGCCACGTCTTCACCGCGTCAGCGAGCGCCACATCCGCCGGATCCACATCAGGAACCGGCGCAGGAGCAGGCGGCGCGGGATCGGGACCGGGCCGAAACGGAGAGGGCTCACCGGTGAGCGAGGTGAACTCCTCACCGAGCCCCACCAGGTCGACACCAGCCGGGTCCAGGCCCGTCGACGCGTCGACCCATTCCTGCGAGATCGGCGCCCACGCCTCCTCGACGTACTTCGCCCAGAACGCGGGCGTCATCTTCTGCACGCGGCCCCACGTCACCACATACAGGTAGCGGGAGTCGTAGCCGACGAGCGCGACGCAGTGACCGCCCTCAAGGGTGGTGTGCCGCACGACGTCCCACGGCTGGTCGTCGTTGAACTGGTCCATCGCGCTGGCGGGGAAGTTCATGCCGATCGACAGCGGCCCGAACTGCGCGAGCGCCGTCTTCACCTCGGTCATGTCGGAGACCTCGACCTCAGCGAACGCCGCGATCTTGTGGCCGCCGATCCCGGTCTTCCGCCAGTACGACATCGCGTCCTGGATCAGCGTGCCCTGATCGGTCGGGTTCCCCCCGGGTGGCCCCGCGTTCGGGTCGAAGCCGGTGATGCCGGAGTACGCGGTGAGGACGTCCTGCTCGGGGACGGTCACCAGCTTGTGGGATCCGTAGAACGACACGACCTGCTCGCCGTGGCCCATCTCGGCCTCGACGCAGTCTCCCCAGTCCGCGTTGCCGTACATCGGGAAGTCGTCGATGCCGCTGTACCAGTCGACGGCCGGCGGTGGCGCTGCGGCGGCCCGTGTGTACGGCCGCAGCTTCATCCGCGGCTTGGTGGGGATCTGGGGTCGCCGGCCAGGCCGGAACGTGACGGGCACTCTGCCTCCATGGCATAGCGAAAGCCCCCGGCGTGTCGCCGAGGGCTGGAGAAAAGAAGGTGCGGCTACGCCGCCTCGAGCGCGGCGCATGCCAGGTCAGCGGCGTCCGCGAGCGCGTCCAGAGCCTTGTCCCGCGCAGGGCCAGCAGGCAGATGGATGAGCCACTCCATGCCGACCGCGAGCGCAGTCCCCCGCACATGCCGAGACGCCTCGCTATGCCTATCATCGGAGAGAGCCGCGAAGCGATGCATGACGTCGTCGAGCGTGCTGATGGGGCGCCTGCCAGGGAGCATCGGAGGGGAGATCTCAGGTTACCGGTCGCCTCCGACACTCCCCCCGGTTCAGGACGCGAGTCGCTGCTGGATCTCGGTGACGACCTGCTGCGCGAGATCCGCCGGGAGCACCTCGGTCACCGCAGCGGCGATCTTCTCCGGGGTGAGGTTCTGCAGGATGCCTTGCACGATCGCGTCCTCATCCACGTCGACCTGCACGCCGGTGCCCTGCGCGAGCTTCGCCAGCGCGGCCTCGATCCGCGCCGTCGCGGCCCGCGCCTGCTTCGACTCGGCGTACCCGCCGACCCACAGGTACGACGCCGGGTAGCTCGCGTGGGCGAAGTCGTTCTTGTAGGTGTCGCCCACCGGCACGCTGTCAGTGACCTTCATGTCGTCCTCCTCGGTCTGTCCCAGGGCGAGCGCCCTCAACTCATCGAGCGACCCGCGGTATGCGTTGACATCGCAGCGGCCAGAGATCCCGGCGACGGTGCCGCTGGAAGAGAACTGCAGGATGGAGATCGGTTCGTTGCCGAACGTCGCCCACCACGACGCCGGCACCTTCCCGAACAGCGACGCTGGCGAGCCCGACCCGGACACGTACGCGGACTGCCACACCGTGTCGAAGAACGACAGGTCAGGACGGCCGGTCTGCTCCCAGTACCAGCGCGGGTAATAGCCGATGACCGGGTGCCCGCCGGTCTTGTCCTTGAACTCGGAGACCCACTCCCGTGAGGTCGCGGCGTCCGCACCGGACGCCTCCACGTCCAGCGCGACCGCGAGCTTCGACACGTCGCCGGCCTTGCTGAGGAAGTACCGGGCCTGCGCCGCGCCGCTACCGCCGTGCAGGAAGTGGTACGCGCCGCCCAGGAAGCCGCCGCCGAGCCCGAGCATCCCCGCCCTGTTCTGCGTCCACGTCGGGTTCACGTACGACGTCGCCTCCGTGACCTTGCTGAACCCGAACCGGATCCCCGCCGCGTACACCGACGACCAGTTCACGTTCCCCTGGTACGACGCGACATCCACGCCGTAGATGGTCATGCTTCCTCCCGCCGGTCCAGCAGTAACGAGCGGCATCAACGACAGCCCGTCTCGACCCGTAGTTGATGGATCTGCTGCTGTACCGCCCGGCCCCGCGTGGTCGTCGCAGGCACCTCCGGCTGATCCAGCGACCCGAGCAGCGGACACCACCGCTGATCCGATTCCCTACGGAGTTCGGCCTGACGCTGGTCCGCCGTCGACTGCACATGCCGTGTGTACGCCACGTTCAACACCAGCGACCCGACGAACAGCACCCCTACCAGCAGCGACACCACCATCGCGTACCTTCGCTCACGCATTCGCGTCACCCCTTGAGGGTGAGGGCGAGGATGGCGGCGACGGTGAAGGCGGCTGCGACGGCGAAGAAGGCCCATTGATAGGCGGGGGTGTCGACGACCGAACCGCGAACACGTTCGGCATGTACATCAGTCCGCCGAGAAAAGTCAGAATGGCGATGTCCGGCTTGCCGCTCGCGAGCTGCCAGATGATCCCGCCCGCGCCGATCACCATGCAGGCCGCGTCCCGGACCACCTTCAGCCATTGCGGAGTACTCCCATCGGGATTGCTCCACACCCGATCACGCCCTCTCTATATTGTCTGCAGGTCAAGTAGCAGGGGGGTCACGCGACGGAGAGGGTCCAGTCGGCGGCGCCAGTCGTGGTGATGATCCCGCTGCTCTGGTGCTGGAGGAGCTTGTTGCCTCCGTTCGGCGCGATCGGGTTCGACACCTTCACGTTGGTGACGCCGGTCGCCGCGTAGATCGCGGGTGTGCCGGCCGGGGTGACGACGGTCTGCGCGTCGCCGCCGCCCCACTGGCAGCCAGTGAACAGCAGTTCGGCTGCGGAGCCGCGGATGAACACCTGACCCTTGTCGACCGGCGACCGGTTCGTGGCTGCGGGGTTGACGGCGTTGTTGAAGAACCAGCAGTCCCGGAACACCATCCCCTTCCCGCCGGTGATCAGCAGCGCCGCGCCCTGGCAGGCGGTCGTCGAGTTCCGGCCCGTCGAGTCGAACAACGTCCCGTTGAACACCAGGTTGCCGTAGGACCCGTCGATCCGGACGCCGGTCGCGACCTCTGGGGTGATGTACAGCGGCCCCACGGACGTCCTGCTCATGTGCGTGAAGTAGATGTAGTACATCGCGGCCGTGAGCGCGTGCCCCGAGATGTAGCTTTTGCCCTCGGTCCAGTAGTAGTTGTCGGAGCCGGCCAGCTTGAACTGGATGTCCGTGCCGTTGTTGGTGTAGGTCCGCTCGATCGACACCCGCGTGTGGCGGGCGTGAAGCACCGTCTTGAACCCCACCCAGGCGAGGTTGCGGTAGTCGGCGTCCTGCAACTGTGGGCCGCTCGCGAAGTCGGTGATCGGCGTCTGGAAGTTCACCGTCCCGGAAGCCGCGCGGAACTGGATCCCGCTGATCCAGATGTTCTGCGCGCCGCCGGAGGGCACCGACAGGAACGCAGACCCGCCAATGGTCGCGACGCACTGCGCGCCTGTCGACTGGAACTCCCGCTCCGTCGTCCCCAGCGACCCGACGAGCCGCATCCCGTTGTAGTACGGGTACGGGCCGCCGGTGAAGCTGTACGCCCGGTTCGACAGCAGCAACGCCGGCGGGCGGGTCTGCGCCGCGGCGTACGACATCGCGGCCTGGAGCTTCGCATCATCAGTCCCGCCCGCGAACGCGTCGACCGGGACACCGTAGGAAGTCTCGTGCAGCCCGACCCGCGCCTTCAGGTCGTCGAAGTTCGCCAGCAGAGGCACGTCCCAGCCGGAGCCACCATTCGCCGGGAAAGTCCCGGGCAGGGTGTAAGGGACACCGCTCACGCACGCACCTCTTTCACGATTGGACCCACGAGCCGTTCACCAGCTCGTAGACGGTGACCTTCCGCCACACCCCGTCGACCAGGACACTCACCGGGTCCGACGCGGCAGTCGCGGACATCGACGACGTCGATGACAGCGTCGCCTCCGCGGTGAAGTTCTGGCCGCCGGCGGTGGCGGTCATCGACGACGTGGACGACAGAGTCGCCGCCGCCGCGTAGCCGACCGTCGCGGACGCGGTCATTGACGACGTCGACGTCAGCGTCGCCGCACCGGAAGCGGGCGGCGCGAGCGTCACCATGTACCCGGCCGAGTTCGCTGCGGCCGGGGAGATCGTCAGGACCCGCGTCCCCGTCGACCCGGCAGCGGACAGCGGTTCCTGCGCGAGCTGCATCACCGACGTCGACGGCCCCGTGTTGGTCACCTGGACCGACGCAACTTCCGTCATCCCGGCCGGCGGGGTCAGGAGCGCCGCGGTCCCGTCGGAACGGTGGGTGATGTTGATCGCGAAGAGCAGCGCCTGGCTCGACACCGCGGGCACCGCCGGGTCGGTGACACTGGTGGTTCCGGTGTGGCCGGCTTGCGCGCCAGCGGCGTCCTGCGGCGCGGACAGTTTCACCCCGGTCACACGGCAGATGGCGAGGAGCGTCCGGCCGTTCCCGCCCGACGTCACCGACCACGTGTACGACGTCGCGGACTCACCGGACGCCGACGGGATCGGCTTGAAGTACATGCCGAACGTCTCGTCGACGACGTTGATGCTGCCCAGCGGGTTCCACCCGGACGGCACAGTGATCGTCGAGGTGTCGGCGCGGGCGTTGCGGTGGTAGAACCCGGCGACGAGCACGTCACCGTCGACGACGTTGGCGGGTTTGTTCGCGGTCACCGACGTCGCCGACGCGTTTGAGCCTGTGGTGACGTTGCCGGCGCCGGTCTGTGCGACAGGGGCGGCCACGGCTCAGGCCAACTGCAGGATTATGCTGCCTGCGTTGAACGTGATCGAGTCAGATGCTGATAGCGTCTTCGGCGCTGTCAGTGCTCCCCACCACTGCCGGACCGGGGTGTCTGCCGAGTCCCACACCTCCAGCCCCACCACCGTGCACGCCGGCATCCCACCGAACGTGATGTCGGCGGTGTGCGCCGCGGAGCCGCCCGACGCAGCGTTGAACGAGATCGTCTTGCTGCTGTAGGAGCCGCCCGTCACCTCCGTCCCCGCGGCCGACGCGGAGCCGTTCGCCGTCATCAGCCGGAGTTTCAGCGGCGACGTCGGCGTGTACGAAGCCGTGAGTAGGACATGGTCGAGGATCTTGTTGTCCATGGCGGCGGTAAGAGCAGGCACAGGGCGGCCTCCAGCATGGTGGAACGAAGATGAGAAAGAAGGAGCAGGTCAGCGGCCGAAGGGCCCACTGCCGAACGGGGATCGCCCGAAACCAGCAAAGGTCGAAGGGGGCGCCGGGGGCGTCACCGACGGCTGGTACAGCGCCTGCCACAGCCCGTCCACCAGCCGGTACATGATGATCACGCGACGGTCGCTTCCCAGATGTCGCGGTCCAGCGCGTACCCGCTGCCCGCCGGCGGCGCCGGCGCCGGGCCGATCCACCGCGCCGTCCGAGACGTGTCCGGAGCTGTCGTCGACCTGAGCGGCCACGACCCGCCGACCTTCTCCACCACCTGCATCCCAGGCGGAGGCGTCCCCGTCAGATCGGTGTACGACCCGGACGTCGCAACCGGCGCGAGCGTCGGGACACCGCTCAGGTCGCTGTACGCGCCCGATGTTGCGACCGGCGCGAGCGCCGCGACACTCCCCTGCAGCGACGCCACAGCCGTCGTGTTCGTCGCGATGTCCGCACCGAGGTCGATCGCCTCAATCGCCCGGCGGTCCCCGCCCGCGTCCGCGTACATCGTGTACACGCCGTCCGGGCCCCGGAACTGCGGGATGGCGCCGTTCGCGTCGGTGGTGACAGAAGTGATGGGTGCGCTGGTCAGGTCCAGCAGGTCTGTGTACTGCGACCCGCCGGACGCATCCGTCCAGAACGTCACGACCGCGCCAGGGACCAGCAGCGTCTGCGAACCGGTGATGTCCCCGACCGTCACCGAGTCACCTGGTGCGACCACGTAGTCGGCGATGGACCCGAACAGATGCCTAGCCACAGGCCCTCCTAGGGAATGTAGGTGAGCGTCATCCGCACCTCAGCGGACTTCGGGATCGTCACGAACGCGTGCCGAAGCCAGATCCCGCCGTCCGTGCCGACGTCGCACCGCGCAAAGTTGTCGCCGGTGAGGACGCACGCGAAGTACTTGTTCCTGCTGGGCCGCAGCGACGCCGGAAGCGTCGTCAGCTGCGTCGCCGTGGACTCCGACACGTTCGCGCCCGACCGGGTGAGATTCAGCTCGACGTCGACGACCCCGTTGAGTTTCCGGCCCGCGAGGGTCCCCGACGCCGTCCACCCGCTCGCGGCCGTCAGGTTGATGTCGCCGGTGTCGACGTCACCCAGGTACGTCCACGCCGCGCCGGTCGCCCACATCAGGCGCGGGCCCGTGTCGAGTTCGATACCGAGCCGCGGCGGAGACGGATCCGGGCGCGCATTCGAAAAGAACTGGTGGAGTTCCCGGTCCCCGATGAACACCCGCTCATCAACGAGGCTCTCCAGGCCACCTGCCGCCGTGGACGTCCACCGGCAGATCGGGATGTCATGCACCGTGGCCGACACCGTCAACGCCGGCGGCGTCGACGTCCCCGGCGTCCCCGTGATCACCGTCAGCTTGATCAGGTTCGCGGCGGCCGACGCGGTCTTATCCAGCCGCAGCACGAACCGGTCCACCCGGTTCTGCGCCGACGCCGCCGGGATCGCTACGCCAGTCGGCGACGACACCCGCTTGTAGAACCCCTCGATCATCGCGGCGCCCGCGCCTGCAACGACCTGCCGGGCCGCGCCGTTCAACGTCCCGCCGATCCCGTTGTCGAGCGCCCTGACGATCCCGTTCGTGGAGATCGCGGAGAAGAAGGCCGCCCACTCGTCCGTCGTGGTGATCGAGCTGACCCCAGGCAGCGGGATCGCGTCTTCTTCAGCCACGCGCGGCTCCTCTCAAACGGCAGGCGAACAGGCGCGCGTGGGCGCGCGAAGAGAAGTAGAAGGGTCAGGCGGAGTTGCGGAGGCGGCGCTCCAGCGACCGGAGCTCCGCGGCGAGCTTCGCCGGCATCGTCTGATCAGTCGCGTCCGACGCCGTCCCGATCGTCGGGGTCACCGTCTCGGTGTAGGTGTCACCGGATGCGTCCGCGACGAGCTGGACTTTGGAGACGATGTCGGAGTAGGTGACGCCGTCACGGATGTCGAGGGTGACGATGTCCCCGACCCGATAGCCCTGCACGTCGGTCGCGTCGTCGCCGAACCGGAGCCGCGGCAGGTCCACGACCGTCACAGCTATCGAGATCTTCCCCGCGCCGGCGGCGACCGCCTGGTTCGCGGCCGTGGTGACGTCCGCAGCGGTGTCCGTCGACGACTGGTCAGAGAACTGCTCGACACGCCGCCACGCGTTCGTCGCGCCAGCCCCCGTCGTCTGGGTGAAGTTCGAACCCGTGACCTTCGACTGCGTCAGGATCGCGTTCGCGGTCGGCGACGCGACCGTCAGCGTCGCCTCGGGAAGATTTCCCAGCGTCGGAGAAAACACCGCCGACTGCGACATGTCCCTCGGCTGGTAGCAGTCGAACACCAGCTCGCCGTCGCCGAGGGTGATCTGCACACCCATCGGGGACTGCTCATCGACCGCGCGGACCATCTCCATCAGCGACTGCGCGACCGTCGGGTTTTCCGTGCCCGTTGTCACGTCAGGCTGCGGTGTCGCGACCTTGTACAGGACGTCACTGCCGCGCCCCAGGTCGGGGGCGATCGTGAGGAGCGGGACACGGCGGTCGGTGTCGCCAGCGGTCACGACGTTCGCACCCACGATCGTCTTTATGATCGTCTCCGCTGCGTCCGGGCCGTACGTCACCGAACCCGCGACCTGCGAGAACCAGTACGTCGTCGGGTCCTTGTAGGCGATCCGGTTCGCGATCACCGCGAGGAAATCCGCGCCCGTCAACGTGATCGTCTCGGTGATACGGCCCTCGGTGAGAGTGCGTTTGAACGCCCACCCCTCGATCAGCAGCGGCACCTCGAACACGCCGTTCCAGTTCAGGACCAGCCCGAACGGCACAAGGTCACCGTTCACGTCGTCGACGATCAGTTCCCAGTTCCGGTCGTCGGGCGGCAGATCGATGACGACCGCGCCGACCTCGTTGTACGACAGCGTCACGTCGATCTTCTCGAACACGACAGGCCGCCCACGGGACAGGTCCGTCAACTTCAGTTCTTCGAGGAGGACCGGCATGTCAGGCTCTCAGCCAGCGGCGGTGATACACCATCTGGATCGACGATCCGGCGCCCGCCGAGTCGAGTTGCAGGTTCAGCAGGTTCGGTCCGGGCACGAGCGTCCACAGGTCCCGCGGCGACGTCTTCACCAAATCGGACCAGCGGTCATGGCCGTCCTGATCGACCGCAGACTGCTGCGCCGGGCGCGTGTCAACGGTGATGACCTCACCGCTGCTCAACGCCACATCGAGGGAGAACTCCCGCCCCGTCGTGACGTTCGTCAAGGTTGGCGTCCCCGGGCCGGTGATCGTCCAAATCGGATACGCGTCCCCGTTGCCGGTGTTGGTGACGGTCGTGGACCCGAGCGTCGATGACGGCGCCAGCAGCACCGGCGGCATCGGCGGGACCCCACCCGACACCGGCGGCGCCGCGAACACCAGCGGACCCGTGGGGTCGACGTCCTGGAACATCGGGTCCAACGCCGACTCGAACGTCAGCCCGTACGACGTCGACCACTGGTAGCCATCGCGGGTGGAGTCGGTGTCGGTCTGCTCCGGCCCGGACGTGCAGTACACATCGATCTCCCGGACCGTCCCCGACGGGCGCGCGAATCGCAGTGTCCCCGCCGCTGGCAGCCCGGCGCGTTCCGTCCACAACGCGAACGCGAGCCGGTCCACCAGGTCGAGGAGCCCGTCCTGGCTTTCCTCGCTGTAGGCGTGCAACCCGATCACGATGGAACGCTTCGCGGCGTTGTAGGTCTGCGCTAGAGACCCACCACCGGGCAGCGACACCCCGGCCAGCGCCGCCGGCGGCGACCCGATCCCCGTCACCGACGTCACGAAGCAACCCGTCACCGGGTTGCTCCACGCCCACGCCGTCCCGTCCGGGTCAACGTAGGTGACCTGCAGCGGATGCCGCGCCGACCCCGGATCGACCGGGGGTGTGACCGGAGGACCTGTACCGGGCCCCGGCGATGTGGGTCGGGTAGTGACCAGCGGCATCCGCTACCTCCTGCCCATCACCGGCGACGACCCGTCCGGTCCTTCTGCGCGGCGAGGACCGCTTCGGCTTGGATGCCGGCGCGGACCTGCTGCTCGTACGCGGCCTTGGTCATCCCATCGAAGTGCGCGTGGTACTGGACACCGCCGTCACCGCCCTGCGCCGCAGCCGAGATCGACCGCCACTGCGCGTCGGTGAGCACCACCTCGGGCTTCCCGGTGCCGTTCAGGACGGTGGTGATGCCCGGCGGGAGGTAGCCGCCGTTGTCATACCAGCCGGTCCTTTGGCTGTGCCCCCACGCCGCCGCGGGGCTGCCGTACCGGCCCTTGATGTAGCCGAGACCCCATCGCACCTGCGTGATGCCGTTCGTGCGCCAGTCGGAACCGGCGCTGGCCATCTTCGAACCGGGGAGTGCCTGCGGGATCCCGTACGCGCCCGACGACGGGTTCTGCGCGTTCCACCGCCAGTTCGACTCGCGGATCCACAGTCGGTTCAGCGGGTCGTACTGCCCGCCAGACCAGCCGAACTCCCCAAGCTGCGACTTCGCGTACGCGCGGGCCTTCGACGCGGACTGGGTGCTGCCGCCCGACGAGCCCGTCGCGATTAGCCGGATCTTCCCGCCGCCGCGGAAGCCGGCGTACCGGACCACGTCTCCGGTGTGCGGGGCGTGGATCATCTCCTGGTCACCACCGGACCCGGGCTTGACGAACATCATCACGTGCCCCGGGTGCGGGAAGTGCAAGTCACCGGGCTTCGCTGAGCCCCGTGAGCCGGGCCGCCCGGACTTCACCTGGTCGTAGGTTGTGCGTCCAATGTTCTTGCCGGCCGCCTGCCAGGCCCGCATCGTCAGACCGGAGCAGTCGAACGAGTTCGGGCCGGTCGCGCCCCACACGTAGGGCTTCCCGAGCTGCTTGATCGCGTACGCGACGGCCTTACCGCCGTCACCGGACCCCATCAGCTTCGGATCGATCGCCTTCTTCACCCAGCTGATGAAGTTGTCGATCATCTGCTTCGGCAGCCGAGCCATCGCCTCAGTCCACGGCGACGTACCCGCGGGGATCTTCGACACGATGGGCTTCAGGATCTTCGACACGAGCGCCGACGCGCCATTCGCCAGCAGCGACGACGCGCCATGCACGACGAAGTTCTTCGCCTTCTTGACCTTGTCGCCGATGTCGCCGACGATCCCACCGAGCCCGAACGCCGGCCCCTGCCAATTCGACAGGAACCGCGCCGCTCCCCCAGTGCCGCCAGCCACCGCCGCCGAGTTGAGCCCGTGGATGAAGCTCGGACCGAGCGCCCGGGTCGCGTCCGGGCGGATCCACGCCTCACCAGGGCTGACCGCTGCGAGCATCGTGTCCCGGCCCGGCGCATACCCCGGCAGCACACCGTAGGCGCCCGCTGGTACGACACCGCCCTCAGCGAACTTCAGATCCGGAAGCTTCGGCAGCTTCACCAAGCCGGCGACGGTGTCCCAGGCCTTCTTGATGCCCTTGGTGTAGACGGTATTGACGACGAACTGGACCGGCCCCTTGGTCTTGGACTTCAAGCCGTCCCAGATACGACCGATCGCGTCCACAGCCGTCTTGAACGCGTCACGCACATGCCCGATCGCCGACTTCAGCGTGTCGAACGTCGGCTTGATCAAGGTGTTCCACACCGACCGGATGTGCGCCCCGATCCAGGACCACACCGGCTTGATGACGTTGTTGTAGAGCCACCGGAAGACTGGGGCGAGCGTGACCCGGATGACGGCGACGATGACGTTGAAGACCGTCTTGATGATCCCCCACGCCCAGTTGATCGTGTTCTTGATGCCGTTCCACGCGGGGACGATCGCGTACCGGTACAACCACGTGAACCAGCCACCGACCGTGCGGGCCGCGGCGGCGAGGGCGGAGAACACCGGCTGCAGCAGCACCCATGCCTTCCGGGCCGCCCACTGAATCCCGTTCCACACCGGGACGAAGACGTTCTGCCAGAGGAAGATCGCGGCGGCCTTGACCAGGTTGAACGCGATCAGCAGCGGCGCGACCACGAACACGAAGATCAGCGCGGCGAGGATCTTCCCGGCGAGCACGATCCCCGCGAACGCGATCTTGATTATGTTCCAGATGAACATCGCGGCCGTGCCGATACCGCGGATCAGCCACCCGATGAACTGGATGATCGGAGTGAGGATCTGCGCCACCCACGTGATCACCGTGACCAGCAGCTTGAACACCGGGATCAGCAGACTGAAGATCGTCGTCCAGTACTTGACGACAATGATGATCGCGATCCGGATCACCGGGATCAGTGCCTGCAGCAGCACCGCGGCAAGCTGGATCAGCACCGGAAGAAGCGGCGCGATCGCCGCGAACCACTGCCCCCACAGAGGCACCAGCGGCACGAGTTCCGGCAGCAGGCTCGCGATCGAGATGACCATCTGCTGCAGCGCCGGCGCGGACTGCACCAGCGCCTGAATCAACGCTCCAGAGATCTGCTGCGCGACCTGCGCGATCGCATTCACGATCGGGGTCAATGCCGGCATCAACCCGGTGACCAGGCTCGCGATGAACTGCCCGATCAGCGGCAGCACCGGCGAGACAGCGAGGAGGATCTTCGCGAGCGCACCGACAAGCAAACCGACGACCGGCACCAGCGACTGGATCGCAGGCTGCAGCCCGGACAGCAGTGCGGAGATGACGGGCGCGAGACCAGCGATGATCTGCCCGAGCACCGGCACCAGCGCGATCAGGATCGGCCTGAGCCCGTTGATCAGCTGGTTGAGCAGCGGCGCGAGCGCCTGCACCAGCTGCGTCACCACCGGAGCGAGCGCGACGATCACTGCGGACAGGCTCGTTCCGAGCGTGGACAGAACCGACTGGATCGACGGCCCGACCTGCCTCAGCACATTCCCGAGCGCCGTGGCAAGGGTGTTGATCAGCCCGAGTGCGGGCTGCAGCGCGGGCGCCAGCGCCGCGAACAACGACCCCAGCAACCGGCCCAACGAAATGAACGTCTCCGCCATCAACGGCGCGAGCCGCTGGAACTGCGCCGTGAACGCCTTGAACGCCGGGTTGCTGGCCAGCCCCGTGGCGAACGCCGCGAACCGCTGCGCGACCGCATTCAGCACTCCGAGGAACGCGAACCCGATCGGCGCGAACGCCTGCACCAACCCAGCAAGACCGGTGACGACCTGCCCGAGCAGATGCCCGAACCCGATGATCGCCGGCGCTGCGGCCTGCCCGAGGAAGACCGAGAACTGCTTCCAGAACGGCGAAGCCGCCGCGCGGGTCGCCTCGTCAACCAGGTAGCCGATGCCGACGGCAGCGCCGCGCACCAGTGGCGTCAGCAGCGGCAGCGTCGCCTTCAGAAGGTTGATCCCCTTGATCAACACAGGGATCACGGTCGGCTGTAGCGCCTTGCTCCAGTTGCTGAACGCGGACGTGAGGCCCCGCCACGCGTTCGCGAGCTGCTGCTCCAGCGGCGTCAGCTTCACCAACTGCTGGCCGAGCCCCGCCGTCGACGTCGACGCCTGCTGCGTCGCCTGCGCGAGCGCCCGCCGCGCCGAAGCGATCTGGTCCGCGGACTGCTGATCGGTCCGCGTGACGTTCTGCCGCGCCCGCTGCAGAGCGAGCTCGGAGTTCGCTACCTGCTGGTTGGCTTGCGCGAGCTGCTGCCGCGCCTGCCGGACCTGATCCGAGCCCTCAACGCCCGCCTTGCTCGCGGCCTTCTCATCCGACTGGAGGCGCCGCAGCTGAAGCTGCTGTTCCTTCAGCTGCTGGATCGCCTGCTTGTACTGCAGCTCAGCCTGCTTCGCGGCGAGATCCGCGGCCTTCTGCCGGTCCTGCGCGGACTTCACCGCGGCCTTCGCGGCGTCCACACTCGCCTGCGCCTGAGCCTTCGTCGCGTCACTCGACCCCGGGTCGGCGAGCACCCGCGACTGCGCCTCCTGCGCCTTCGACAACGCGTCCTGCGCCGACGCGACCTGATCCGCCGCCGCCTTCGCCTTCGCTGCCAGCTGCTGCCACGACGCCTGCGCCTGCTGGACCGTGATCTGCTGCAGTTGCACGGCGATGCCGGCGTCAACGAGCTGGTTCTTCAGGTCCTCGATCGTCCGCCGCGCCTGAAGCCTGGCCTGCGCCAGGGCGCGCTGCGCGTTCGCTTCCGCCTGCAAAGACTGCTGGTACTGCTGCTCCGCCGAGCGGACCTGATCCAGTGCCTGCTGGTGGGCGTAGCCGGCGTTCCGGATCGCCGCAGCGAGCTGCTGCCGCGCGGACGCCTCCGCGTACGCGTTCTGCGTCCCCTGACTCGACGCGGCGCTGGACTGCTGGGACGCGGTCTTCTCCTGCTGCAACGCTTTGGACACATTGCTGATCGCGGGGAGAGCGACCGCGCCGAACCCCGCGAACCCGGCACCCGCCGCAGCGAGCGGGGCCGCGAGCCCAACGATGCCCGCACCCACCCCGGCCAGCGCCGGCGCCGCCGCCACACCGAGGCTGAGCAGCGCGACACGGACAGACGCGATGCTCGCCAGGGCACCACCGACGTCCGCGACGACGTTGATGTTCGCGCGGCGACCATCCAGGCGCGACACTTCCGCGTTCGTCGCAGCAAGCTGCGCGTTCGCAGCGCCCGTGTCCGCGCCGACCTGCACCTCAGCGCGTTCCGCCTGGATGCGGTCAACATCGGCCTGCACCGTTTGGATCTGCGCGAGCGCAGCCGCTACGTTCGCGCGGACCTCAACCTCGGGGGTCTCCGAGCTGATCCGCGCGAGTTCGGTCTGCAGCGCCTGCATCTGCGCGAGGGCCTGCGCCGTGTCCGCCTGCACCTGAACGCTCGGCGACTCGGCGGCGAGCGCAGCCAGCTGCGCCTGCAGCGCCCTGATCCGCTCCAGCGCGGACGCGACATCAGCGTGGACCTGGACATCGGACGACTGGGACCGGATCCGCTCCAGCTCGGTGAACAGCTGCCCGATCCGCTGCTGAGCCGTAGCAACGTCGACGTCGACGCGGATCTCCGCGCGTTCCCGTGCCAGGCGATCCACCTGCGACTGGACCGCCTGCATCTGCCCGAGAGCACGGGCGATATCCGCCTGGACCTGAATGTTCGGGCTCTCAGCCCGAAGCCTCTCCAGTTCCGTCTGGATCGCGGCCATCTGCGCGAGCGCCTCGGTGTCGCTGATGTCGACGCCGATTTCCTTGCCGGACAGCTCAGCGAGCCGGGCGCGGAGCTCGGCCATCTTCCGGTCCGCGTCGGAAGAGTCCGCGCCGATCTCGATCTCCGGCAGCGACTTCATCGCCGCTTCGAGGCGCCGCTTGAACCCGCGTGCGAAGCTCCCCGCGGTTTCGTCGCCGTCGCGGGGCGCCCGCCGCTGCTGCTCGCGCTGCTGCCGGCGGAACGGCTCGAAGAAGTCGTCGTTGCCCATCCCGCGGCGAATGCCTTCGCCGAGCTGGTTGCCCCACTCCTGACCGATCCGAGCGAGCTGCGGCGCCATCCGCTGCAGGTCACGCTGGATCGAGGTATGGAAACCTCGCAGGTCAGGCTTGACGGAGATGTAAGTACGCGGAGCCAACTTCAGTTGCCACCGCGTCTGCCCCCCTCCCTGCCCGACCTAGGGCGATACAGGAGGAGGCGACGCCTCCGGGGCTACGTGATGGCTATCTGGATGCGGTCGCTCTTGATCGCATTGCAGAGGTAGTGAGCCAGCTGGAGGTTCGCTGGGTCGTTGGTTCCGCCCTTGGCCTTCGGGATGATGTGGTCGACCGAGGGACACATGAGGTCGGGCCTACGTGTACTCATCTGCACCGCCAGGCCGCAGATGCCGCAGTCGGTTCCGTCCCGCTGCGCCAATTCGTGAACGGACATGCCGTGCTTGCGCAAGTCCATCCGGCACCGTCGACAGAGCTTGACGTCGACGCGGCGCCGGTACCCGCGCTTGCCTCGTTCCGTGAGGTCGATTTCGTTGGAACACTGCACGCAGTGCGCGACAGAAGGCACAGCACCCTCGTGCCGCCGCCACAGCTGCTGGCATCGCGGAGAACAGAACTTCCTGAACCCTGAGTTGATACCTGTCGGAGTGCCGCAGACCGCGCATTGGAGGACGTCGGCCCAGGTGTACTTGAGTGGCCCGATACGCCCGGTCCGTCGCCACATCCCATAGTGCGACACGCACCAGTACCGCTTTCGCTGAGGGTTCGTGCAGCCCTCAGCCAGGCAGGCGTTCCCTTTGTGGCGGATCACGGTGATGGGCGCGGAAGGATCGCCCGCTTCGTTCCACCGGCTGTAGTGGAAGGTGCACCAGCCGCGGGCATGCACCGGTTCTTGGCAGGCGCCAATCGAGCATTTCGGGCGGCAAGCCTCGGAGCAGTACGGCGTTATCGTTCCCCGTGGCGCCGTGCGCAGGATGATCGCGCCGCACCCCACACAGGGGCGACTGTCAATCCCTCCGAGGCCAGCACGTGCTCTCTCGCGCCGCTCAGCCTCATAGTGCGCTCCGCACAGACTCCGTGCCCGGACCTTCCGCATGCAGCCGTCTACGCTACAAGTAAGCTTCTCCACGTCAACCTCTCACACAGGTTGGCCACGCCCCGGGGGTGTTCCAGCACCCGCCGGGGTCTCGCCTTCAAGACGTTAGCGAAGAGGTCGGACATTACGACCGACCTGGTAGCAGCCGCTTCACCAGTGCTCGGTGCCGTTTGAACCGCGACTGCTCGCGCGCCGTCCGGAGCGCCTTGTCGACCGCCGTCTCCGGCCGCGGGTACGGCTTGAACGGCGACGGCTTCCCGCCGTTCACCTTCACCAGCACCCGGAGCATCTGCAGGCAGATGTCCCGCAGGTCAGCGATCGCCTCCACCTCCGGGGAGTACGCACTCAGCGGCGGCGGCTCCCGCTTGGGTGTCTTCTGGTCGGACTCGGCGATCTGCCTGGCGAGGTCCTCGTCCCCAGACACAGCCGTGTGGTATGCAGATGTCCGCGGCAGATGATCGAGCGTGTCCAGGATTGTCTGAGCGGTGAGGGTGCCGCGGAAGAAGTCGAGCATGTCGTAGCCGCGGCCAGCGAGGTCGTAGCGGATAGCGTCGCCGTACCTGTCGATCAGGGACGCGACGCGCGCTATTCCCCCAGGTTGAAGTGTTCGCTGAGATCCCTCATCAGCACCTTCAGGACACCGCCCTGCTCACTGCCGATGACCTCCATCAGCTCGGCGTACTTGTCGCCGGTCAGCAGCTTCACCTGCTGACGCACATCCGCGGTCGCCTGCACGTCGAGGATGGTGTTGGTGTCCGGCGCCTGGATCTCCAGGGACCGCTCCTCGTCGATCTCGAGCACGAACGGCGGTTTGGTGGCTTCACGCCGGTAGTCGGCGAGACGGTAACGCTTGGTCATCTGGCGGGCCTTCCTTTTGGCTTTGCGCTTGGCGTCAGCCCTTGGCCGTGTTCGGCTTCGGGGCATCCGCGGCCTTCTCGGTCGTGGTGGTGGTCCTCTTGCGGGGCTGGGTGACCTTCGTCCAGCCGTCGAACCGCAGCTTCACCTCACGCGCCGGGCTCGGCGCGATCTGCTCACGCTTGCCGTCGGGGCTGCGGTACACGGGGTAGGCGGGCGCGTTGGACGCCATCGGCTCCTCCTCGGGGTTGCTGGCGGGCGTGGATGTCGCGGCGGCCGGGGCCCGCCAGCACTGCCGGCCGCCGCGACGATCAGCTGGCGAGCGCGTCGAAGCCCATCGCGGCGAGGCGCGCCGCCCAGCCCGGCCCGCCGAAGATGTACTTCTCGGAGTAGCCGAGCGTCGGGTCGGTGTAGCCCGTGAGGGTCGCGCTCCAGGTCACGGGGCTGTCGTCGGACGACTGGAACGACTGGTCGTCGTAGTCGGTGACGCGGGCACGGGGCAGGAACCGGCCGATGTAGTACTCGCCGTCGTCGGACAGGTCGACCGCGAGGGCGAGGACCCGGTAGTACCGGAACCCGGGCCGCGCCGGCTTCTCGATGCCGAGCTCACCGGACGTCGGGTCCGGGGTGTTGGTCGTCATGTCCGCGCCGGTGTACAGCCCGATCGTCTGCTTGCGGGTCTCCAGGCACGCGACCTGCAGCGTCGTGACGTCGGAGTTGATGTCGGAACGGAGCGGCTCCACCGAGCCCCAGCCGGTGATGTCGGAAGTGTCGACGTCCCGGGAGAACTGGGCGCCGTCGTCGGACAGCCAGCCGAGGTCCTCGTACCCGGCGGGCAGCGCCGCGAGGAGCTTGTCGGTGGGGTCGGTGAGCGACGTGATCGCCTGCGCAGTCGACGGCGCGATGAACACCGAGCCCTCGAGCGCCTTCATGATCAATGCAGCGTTCTTCGCCTGAAGATCGTCGTAGGCAGAACCAGCCACTGGAATCCCTTCCTATGCGGGACACGGATGGCCCCGCGTGCGGGGCTGGACAGGCTGGCGGGCCTAGTTGTTGCAGGTCAGCGGCGTCTGCGGACGCTGACCCGATAGGTGGTCGACACGACCCGGTATCGCTCTGGGTCAGGGCTTGGGATCTCCTGCGGACCGACCTCGGTTTCCGCGCGGTCCAGGACCCCGTGGTCGGTGCGGGACGGGCCGGAGATGAGCCGCTGACGGGCTACCTCGGATGTGTCCTCGGCGTCGTTGAGGTTCACGGCGTAGACACGGACGTCGATGCGGGCCACGTCGGTGACGCGGTCGTCGGAGCCGCCGATGCGGCGCACCCTGATCACCCGGTGGCCGCCCTGCAGTTGAGTGAGCAGGTTCGTGCCGGTCTCCCCCACGACCGTCCCGAGGTCAGCGAGGACATCGCCCGCTATGCGGGCGACCCTCGGCCACGACGCCAGGACCGGCATCACACGCCGTTCTCGATGATGTCCGCGACGACCCCAAGGGTGCGGTAGTCGTCGGTGTATTCGACCTGGAGGGCGTGGTCGGAGTCGTTGTGCAGGTAGGCGACCGCGCGGTCCTTCCAGCGGCCCTGCCCGCGGGAAGCCGTCGACACGCGGAACGATGACTTGTAGTCGCCCGTGTCGACAGGGGCGATGACCTCCGCGTACTGCATGCCCCGCTGCGCTTCGGTGCGGAGCATCGCCTGCATCCCGCGGCCTCGCATGATCTTGCCGAGTCCTTCGAAGTTCATCTGGTAGCGGACCGGGCCGCGACGCGCCATCAGTTCACCCCTCGACGTCCTTGAGTTGGATCTCGTAGTGGTGCGGGCCCGCGGGCGTGTGATGCAGCGCCGGTCGGCCCTCGATCGCGTAGTCGCGGCCTTCGAACCGGATCCGGCTCGTCGCCTTCGGCTCCGCGGTCGCCGGCATGAACAGCTGCGCGACCACATCGACGGTGTCGGCGGCGACGAGTTGCTCGGTGCTGGAGACCGGCTGCCAGAAGCACCCCGATACCGCAGTGACCGTCTCACCGGTCTGCACGTTGCCCCACTCGTCACGGCCGGCCGGGTCGACGAGTTCGACGGTGTGCGGGCCCAGCATCAGCGGGTCACCTTGATGGTCGTGGCCTTGCGCCGGTACCGGTCGAGGAGCTTCCGGTCCTCCTTCGACATCGCGACACCGAGGCCAGAGCCAGCCTCGCCGAGGCGGTAGCTGTACGACCCGATCGTCTCCGACACCACCCCACCGGCCGTGGTCGGTGTCGTGAGTGGCCGCAACGCCATCCCGCACACCACCGACAGCACGTCAGCTGGCACTGTCGCGTAGCCGTGGGAGTACGTCACCCGGTACGTGCCGGGGTAGCCGTCGTCGTCCCACCACGCCTCGGGCAGGTTGATGATGCAGGCGCCGTCACCGATCCGGATGGTGTCGATGCCGTCAAACAGCCAGTCGGCGAGCGTGAAGTCCGGAAGACTTTCTGACCCGCCGATCGCCACGACCCGAGTCACGGCTGTGACGGGCCGTTCCGGCAAGGTGATCCGGCCGCCCGCCGCCCGCAGCACCACCTGGTCGCCCTCCACAAGCGCGAACGACTGGCCCGTGTAGGCGCGGACCAGCGCGGACGCGTCGTCAAGCAGCGCCTTGACCCGCGCCCTCTCCACGTCAGTGAGGTCGCGGCCGAGCCGGGCCTCGAGGTCAGCCTGCGACGCGAGAGCGGACACGCAGCCTCCTCCGAGCCAAGGTCTCCACCTCGTCGCACCACCGCTCCAGGTCCTCGGCAGGGTCGAGCTCCGCGGCACGGGCCCGCGCCTTGCGGGATGCGGCCTTCCAGCGGCGACCGTCGAGCAGCCGCCGCAGGGCCTGCTCCCAGGCGTCCAAGTCGTCGCGGTCACAGAAGACACCGGCGTCGCCGAGCGACTCCTTCAGGCCGGCGGTGGGTGCGGCGATGACCGGTATCCCGCTGGTCATCGCCTCGACCCCGACACGGCCCCACGACTCGTGCGCCGACGGCATCAGCAGCACCCTCGTGCGGGCGTACACCTGGTCCCGCATCTGGTCCGGCGGCACGTGCTCGAGGATCGTGACGTTCGGAACGTCGTCGGCCCCATACGGGATGACCTGCGCGCCATAGCCGCCGCGCACCCCCAAGAAAGGGCGTTCTGGGAACCGCTCGGCGAGGGCGTAGAAGGTCTCCGCTCCCTTGTCTTCGGACAAGTTCACCAGCGTGACCGCGTCGCCAGGCTCGGCGGCGTAGTCAGCCGGATCGACCGGCGGGTGCACGATGATCGACCGGACACACAGCCCCGCCATCTGGGTCGCGACGTGCCGGGAGTTGAACACCGTCAACGCTGCGGAACGTCGCCGCAGCGCCGACTCGGTGAACGCGCCGGCGTTGTGTGCGATCTGCACGACCGGCACGCCGCGGGCGTTCCCCAGCGCGATGGGCCGGCCCGCGGACTCCACGTGGGTCACGATCACGCTCGCGTCGTCGACGAACCGGAACGGGTCCGCCTTGTCGCGGTGGGGCCAGACCCGCACCCCGTCCACCTCGTACGGGTCGCCCTCAGCCACGGCGAGGACCACGTCCACGCCGTGACCGCGTCGGACCAGGGCCCGCAGAAGGTTGTGGGTCATCACCCACGACCCGACTCCGCGGGGCGGGTAGTCGGGGACCATCGCCAGCACCCGCACGCTGTCACCTCCATGCCGTCGGGCGGCGGGAAGCCGCGAGGAACCGCTCCGCCGCCCGGCGGGCTGGAGGGGACGGTCAGGCCGAGCCGGTGACGTTGTCGGCCGTGGTCGCCTGGACGACACCGAACGGGAACCGGGTGTTCGCGTCGGTGTTCAGCGTCGTCACCGGGTTGGAGGTGGCGTACGCGACCCGCATCGTGACGCGCAGCGCGACGCTGTCCTGCTGCATGAGGTTCAGCACGACGGCGCCGTTCCCGTCGGAGATGACGCCCTGGTCGAACATCTTGTAGGTGATGTCCTGCCGCATCCCGATGATGGACTTGGTCCAGTCGCCGGCGATGAGCTCGGCCTCGTCGGCGTCCCAGGAGCCGTTGTTGACCTCGGAGACGGGGTAGCCGTACAGCCGGCCGGGGCCGGTGCCGTCCTGCAGGTTCGGCTGGTACAGCGGCACGCCCTGATCGGTGCGCATCGCCACCAGCTTCCAGGTCAGGCCCGGCCGCGACGCGAACCCGTTGATCGCGAAGCCGTCCTTGGAGATGACCTCGCCGAGCGCGGCGACGTCGACACCGAAGTCGGCAGCCGAGCCGGTCCGCACCACGTTCCCGGCGGCGACCGCCGAGTGGTAGATGTCGGTCGGCCACGACGACGGCTTGTCCACGCCGAACATCGCGGCGGCGTCGATCTTCGCGCCGATCGCCTCCACGATCCGCGGGCGGACCTCGTCCCAGATCGGGACCTGCGCGTCGTCGAGGTACGCCTCCGGGATCGGGACGATCACCGCGAGTTCCTCGGCGACCAGCGACACGTTCTTCCAGTCGACGCTGGAGGTCTGCTTCATGCCGGTGTCGCCGGACACCCAGTACGCCATCGGCAGGACGTCCAGGACCGGCTGACGCTGGGTCTTGGTGGACATCTGCACCCGGCCGGCGCGCTGCAGCATGAACGACGCCGTCGGCATCTCCTCGATGATCTGCGACGACACCGGGACCGGGATCAGCGGGTCGTCGGAGCTGTCCCGCGACACCAGGGAGTTGTAGGTCGGCACGGGGCTACCTCTCTTTCAGGCATGCAGCGGCCCCGGGCCCCGTGCGAGGTGTCCGGTAGCTGCGTGGATGGGTTACGTGCGGCCGGCCATGCGGCGCAGCCACGCGTTCGGGTTCTCGGGCTGCTCGCTGGCGGGCTTGGCGCCCGGAACCAGCGACTCGACAGGCCGTGTCGGGGCAGGCGCCTGCTTCGCGGGCTCCGCGGACGCGGGCGCCGGCGCGGCGGCGGCGATCATTTCGGCGAGGAGCTTCGCGCGGGCGTCGATCTCCTCATCGGTGCCGTCGCCGAGCAGGTCGATCGCGTCGGGCGGCAGGTTGTGGGTCGCCGCGGCCATCAGCCGGGCGTTCGCGACCCGCGTCGCGGTCAGCTCCTGCTGGTACTTCTGCGCGGCCTCCTGCGCCTTCTGCAGGTCGGTCTTGTCGCGGTCGACGTACTGCTGAAGCTGCGCTTCTGCGTCCCTCAGCCGCTTCTCGGCGTCGCGCCGAGCCTGCCGCTCCGTGACCAGCGCGCGTTTGCCGCTGTCGCCGAGCTTGTCGTCCGCCGGCTTCGCCGGTTCCGGCTTGCTGTCGCCGTCGCCGGGTTCGGTGGTGTCGTTGTCGCCGGTGGCGTGCGCCACCGCTTCCGCGAGCGCCTTCTCGGCCTCGGCGGTGTCCTCTCCGGTCGCCGGAGCGGTGTCCTGCGGTTCGGACGGCTGGGACGTCGCGTCCTCGCTCATCACGGTTTCCTTCCGGTCGACGTGCTCGCGTCGCGCGGGCACGCCAAAGCCCCGGATCCGCCCGATTGCGGTCCGGGAAGTCGAATGGGAGCGGGTTAGCTCTTCAGGGAGCCGTTAGCGGCCCACGTGTCTGGGATCAGGTCCTGCAGGTTCAGGTCACGGGCGCGTTTGATGATGAAACGCCGCACCTTCTGGCGTTCCGGCTCACCGCCGTTCACGCGCCCGACAGCCCGGATCGCGTTCTCCAGGTCGGCGCGGTTCGCGATCGGGAACCGGCCCGGCCGGTCCTGGCCGGGCGCGTTCATCGCCTTGCCCTGCTTGACCATCTGCCGCAGCGGGTCAGCGGAGTAGTCGGCCACAGGTCACGCCTCCTCGGCGGGCTGGTCAGGCTGGTCGCGGTTGTCCCAGTACCGGCGCCACGCGTTCACTGCCGCCTTTTGGGTGTGCCCCTTGGTCTGGTCAACCCACAGGTCGTACAGGTCTTCGGCGCGCCGCAGATGCGGGTCATCCACGCTGAATATCGGCACGGCGGTACATCCGCAGTGGTCATGCCACTTGAACTGGCCGTCGCCTTCGAACTTGGCGTTCTTGTCTCGCCCTGCCGTGCCTGCTGACCGGTAGAACTGTCCTCGGGACGCCCCCGGCCGAGACGCGAGCATCGCGCACCACGAGCACGGGTCCTCGTCCGGAACGCGAATCCACCCGAATGCTTCCTCGTCAGCCTGGGCGGCGTCGCGGACCACCTCCCGCGCGGCTTCCAGCGTCAGCGTGGTCGCTGCCCCGGACAGGTTCACCGCCATCGTGTCGACCGCCTGGCTCGGTGTCTGCCCGGCCCGGAGCGCCTTCTCGAAGGAGGCGATCCCGGTGGCGTTGAGGTTCGCGTCGAGCCGGTCCGCGTTCAACTCGCTGGGGTGCGCGGACGCAATCCGGTCCAGTTCCGCCCACGCCTCCCGCTCCGTCAGCGGATCCAGCCCGAGCGCATCCTCGAGCGTCGCAGCCGGCTCCGGCCGCACCAGGTGGCGCTGCTCCTGCCGAGCCACCGACTCGATCACGTCTCGCGCCGGCGGCCTCGACACCTCCGGCACCCGTACGGTCGCCTCCGGCCGCAGCGCCCGCACCTGCCGGGGAGCGAGCGACGCCTGCCGAAGGTCGACGTAGTAGCGGGCCGCGAGATCACCTGCGAGACGACGCCGGTCCCGGATCAACGCCCCCAGCTGAATCTTCGTCGACGCCCAAGACGGGCCCGGCACACCCGGCGCGAAGATCTCCCGCACCAGCAGAATCAGGTCACGGGTCAGTGTGAGCGCCAGCAACCGCTGCCGCGCCATGTAGGCCGCGTTGACCGCGGCGGCGGCCTGCTCAGCCTGGGATGCCACTCGGCTCCGGCGCCGGCGGCGCCGCCCCGTTCGACCGGGCGCCGTTCAGCGCGGCGACAGCAGCAGTCTGCTTCTCGATCCGCGCGTTCAACTGCCCGAGCGCGTCGCCCTTCTCCGCCGCGGCCTTCCACCGCTCAACATCCTGCTGGGTGACGTTCGGGATCCGCTCCCACAGCACCTCAGGCGGCACACCCAGCATCTGAACGAGCTTCCCGAGCGCATCCACCGTCTGCGCCAGCGACCGCGACTCGGTGTCTCGCCACACGATCTGCGCCGAAGTGTCCCGCCAGCCGCCCTCATCACCAGCGGCGAGCGACGATAGCCGCAGCGTCTGCTCGTGAGACTCCCCCAGCGTGCTCTTGCGCTCCGCCACCTTCGAGTTCAGGCCATCACGCGCAGCGTTCAAGGCTTCGGCGGACAGGTTCGCCATCTGACCGAGGAGGTTGTGCGGCGGGGTCTGGCTGACCGTCGCGATGTGCCGGATCGTCTCCTCAGCCGACTTCAGGTATCCCGACAGGTCGGTCTGCCCGAACTCGCCGAACTTGGTGTCCGGGTCCTCAGCCACCCACAGTCGGTCCACCGCCGCCGCGAACGGAGCCCGCGGCCGGCCCTCCTCGTCCTCGGCGACCATCCCGGAGACGTAACGCTGCCGGAACGCCGCGAACTGCTCCGCCATCATCCGACCGAAGGTGGTGCTGTTGAGTTGGTCCTGCATGTCGAACAGCGGCTCAACCTCGCCAGTGACGCAGTCGTCGCCGTCCAGGTCGTCGCCGTTCAAGTACCGGACGACCGGGGTCACACCGAGCCCGTGCTCGCTGACCGCGTCGTCGCCGCTGTCCAGGACAAGGCGGCTGCCGGGCTTTCCGTCACCGACGAGCGTGAACCGGGACGTGTCGTCGTACAGGTACACGACCTGCCGTTGCTTCCCGTCCGGAAGGTTCTCCGTCTTCACCTCGACCGCGTACAGCGGCCACTCGTCCTCGATCGGGTCCTCGTAGAACGCGGTCAGCCTGCGGGGAGACTTCGGGGTGATCACCGGCATCGACTGGTCCGCGAGCCGCCCCGGCAACACCAGCGTGTACGCCACCCCGTACTTCAGCGCCGCCCGGTGCAGGCCGTGCTGGCGGCCGTCCATGCGGTTCGCCTGCCAGTACTCCCACGCTTTCGCGTTCTTGTCGGTGCGCTCCGGCCGGTACCCGTCCACGAACAAGCTCTGCGCGACCACCGTGACCACCAGCGGAAGGATGTTCACCTTCGCACGGTTGATCAGCCACCGGTACTCCTGCCGAGCACCCTTAGGCACATACACCGAGTCTTGGCGGCCCCGCATGTACGCCGAAATCTTCTTCAGACGGTGCTGCTCACCCTCACGCAACGCCAACAACCGCTTCGCCGTGTCAGGAGCCTGCCCCTCGGTGAGCGCCACAGCACCCCCTAGGAGAACCCATAGACACGACCGGACCTAGTCTGCTTGACGGTGCGTTTCGACCACTCAGGCGAGCTCAGCAGCACCCGGCGGACCATCCGCGCGCCGATGACGCACACCGCGGCGTCGATCTTCAGCGGTGACCGCGGCGATTCCTTGCCGATCGACACCCCGTACCGGTTCGGGCGGCGCCGCGCGTTCGCGACATGCCGCGCCACCGGCGACGACCCATCGTGAGTGAACTGCTGCTCAGTAATGTCGGAGTGGCACGCCTCAGCGGCAAGCGTGAACTCCTGGGTGCGGGACCGCATGTCCCACGCGATCGGTCCGGCGTTGCGTCCCCGCGGGTTCGCCTGCACGAGCAGCCGGTCCTCGTACAGTTCCGGCCACATCGTGTGGACGTAGGACTCCCACTCGCGAACGTCCGCGAAGAACGCGACCGGGTTCCACCGCTCGAACGCGCGCGCGACCGCCGCGTTCACCTCGTGCACCGGCACCTGATCGTCCGGGTCGTTCGGGTCCGGCTCCCACACACCGGCGTCGAAGACGTGCCCCGACTCCACGACGCACCCGATGAGAGCTGTCGCGTCCGACGACTTCGAGCCGTCGAAGAACAGCACGATCTCCGTGCCGTCCGGCACCACCACAGTGGGGTCAGCGCACGCCGCCCACTCCTGCGGCGTCACCCACGCGTCTTCTGCCGGCGCGATCTGGTTCAGGTAGAACCGGCGCGCGTCCGACGGGTCAGTCGCCGGATCCCAGTAGTCCTCCAGGATCCGGTCCAAGTTCACGTGCCCGCCGTTGGTGTCAGCGGAATCGCCGTACGCGACCGCTAGGCCAGCCATCAACGACTCACGGTCCGCGGGATTGGTGCCCGGTGGGGCTTCCCGATGGTCGAACAGGATCCCGTCAGCGCCTTTCAACCGGCCTTCGCGCTGCTGCTGCCACGCCTGATGCGACTTCTCCGCCACGCTGTCCAAGCCGGGCACCCACGCGTTCGGGGTCTCCACGCTCGACCCGCCGACCTTCGCGAGATTCCGGCGGATCGTCGCCGCGAGGTTGTGACCACCGTTGGACCGCACCCACGACTCGGTCTGGTCCATCGCGCAGAACACCGGCCGGAAACCCTCACGGGACACCGCCGCCGACGTCGTGTACTCGATCCGGCCCCGCGGGACGTTCACGAACGTCTCCATCGGCTCGATGTCGTACTCGGCGGCGACCGGGCCTTCCCGCGCCATCTCCAGCAGCGGATCCCACGTGTTCGTGGTCTGGTCCTCGCTGACCGCGACGACCTGCGCCTTCGCCTTGAAGCCGAGCGAGCTCCACGGTCGGCCGACCGGCTCACCGTTGGCGTCCCAGCCGTCCAGCACCACATCGCCGAGCGCCTCGATCAGACACAAGCCCGCCAGCAGCGGCGACTTGCCGTGTCCCTTCGGCCGGCACAACACCGCACGCCGGACCCGCCGCGCATTGTTCAGCGCCTTCCCCCGCACCGCCGGACCCTCGAACCGCGGGTCCAACGCGTAGAAGTCGAGGACGAACTGCGCCTGCTCCGGCGTCAACTCCAGCGGCTGCCCCGCAGCCGGGCCGTCCGGGACGATGAGCATCTCCCGGAACCAGTCCAGCGCATACCAGCCGAGCGTCGGCAACTCACCCGGATACTCCGGGCCACGCCACGGCACTACTCGCCCCCGGCGGCCTTACCAGTCGGCAGCACCCGCAGCGCCCCGTACCGCTCCCGCGCCGACTGCCCCGACTTCGCGGCCCGCTTCTCGTCCTTCTCATCCGCGTCCGCGAACACCATCCGCAGCCGAGCCCGGTCCTCCGGCGTCGCCCCGTACTTCGCGACCCGCAACCGCACCTCAGCCGCCAGCGTCCACTGCCCCTTCGACCACATCGCGTGATGCATCAACGCCGTGTCGAGCAGGAACGACCAGTCCGTCGCCGTGAACGTCTCCGCCTGCGCCGACCTACCCCACATCGCCCACCACTCCTGCGTGCGAGGATGCCAGTCCACGTCATCAGGCAGCGGAGGCTGCTCCTCCCGCTCGAACCGCAGCACCGTCTCCGCGACCGGGTCCTTGTTCACCCGCGCACGACGATCCGCCGGCTTCGGCGCCGGACCACGACCAGCCACAACCATCACCCCCGGCGGAGCTCACAGCCCCGCACACCGGGGCGATCAGATCAGCGAATCCACGACAGCGGAGATGTCAGCCAGACGAGCCGGGGCACCAGCGTGCCGTTCACCCGTCACGGCGATGTACCGGCCAGTCCCGTACACCTCGACCCGGCCACCGTCGACACGGACATGCCGGCCACCAGCAACGTCAGCGAACCCGAACACGTGCAGCCCATCACCAGACGGGCTCACCTCGACGTACGTCGCCGGGAGCCGATCCAGGAGCGCCTTCGCCCACGGAGCGACACGGCCCCGCTCGAGGCAGTGGTCGATGTCGACGCACACCACACCGTCGCCGTCCAGGACGAACCCGACACCGACACCGACCTTGCTCGCTCGAGCCTGCTGGTACGTCGACCAGGTCCCCGGGTCCGTCGACGATGCTGCGCGGCCAGCGATGGTCAGCGGAACCTTCTTCGCGGTGCGGCGTACCCACCGTGGCCGGCTCGTCATCTCCGCTGGCACCTGCCGCCGCGCTCGGCACGCCGCCGTGCGGCACCGACCCGAGCAGTACCGAGCCAGCGACGGCCGCGACAGGACCGGCATCAGCCCATCGCAGTGCTCGCAACGTGGACGCTCCGCAGTGGCCATGCCCCAGAGTCTACCGGTGATGTGTAACGGGTAGAGCTGGATTGACCTGGCGTGATGTGGCCAGCGGCGCGGCACCATCGCAGCCCACGTACGTCACTCAGCGTCATCGTCGCAGGCCAATGCCGAGGTCCCAGACCTGTAGCCAAGGGCCAGGGCAATACGGCTTCGGGCTCGCCTTCATGATCGACGTCGGGTGGCCCCCCACGGTCACAGTGCGTGAGGTCAGCCGATGAGCCAGAGCTGCTCTCCGCCACCACGGTCGCCGCGGCTCACGTTGCACCGGACGTGTGCGAGCCGGCAGTTGGCTCTGGTGTGTGCACCGTGCTGTGAGATCGGGACGATGTGGTCGAGGGACGCGCTCATCGGGTGCGGCCATCGCAGGGTCTTGTCGACCGGTTGGTGGCAGACACCGCAGGTCCACTGGTCCCGCTCGAAGATCTCCTCGCGGGTGAAAACCTCAATCTCCACTTGGGCCTTGCGGGCACGCCGGCGCGCGTCCTTGTTCGCGAACAGTTCGGGGTAGAGCTGCCGCTCGGTTGGCTCACCGTTCGCGCGGCGCTCAGCGTAGACGCGGCGCTTGTAGGCGCGCTGCTGGTCGGCGTACCGACGGTGTGGCCACTGGCCCGTCTCAGCCTTGTGCTGACGTGATCTCTTCCGTGCACGCTCGTTGATTGCGAGGCGTTCGCAGTCAGGCTGCCCGCATTGGACGCGGCGAGGGCTCGTCATTGGGTCGCCGCAGTAGGGGCATGGTCGAGCGTTCGCTTGGCGCTCCGCCTCGGCTTTCGCTGCCTGTGTCTGCAGCCACTGCTGGTAACGGCCGTCTGTCTTGGCCCTGAGGTATCCCGCCTTGGCGCGGCAGTTATCCGAGCAGTACTTCGCCTGCGGGCTCCGGTTCGTCAAGGGCCGGCCGCATTGCTTGCATTCGCGGCCCAACTCCTGCGTCACAGCAGCAGCATCGCAGGCGCCTACGACAATCCGACCTAACGGAGTCCCGGATGGTCCTCCTGTGGACGGCGCCTGGGGATGCGCCTTGCAGCTGCGGCTTCGTTGGCTTGTTGGCCTGTGCGGTAACGGTGATGGCGCCGGCACAGAGCTCGCAGGTTCACAAGATCGTGGTTGCGTGGGTCGCCGATGTGGTCGACCTCGAGGTGCTCAACGCTTCCGCAGAGCGTGCCATCAGCGGAGATCGGCCAGCGGCAGGACTGGTCCCGACGCAGTACGGCCTCGACGCGGGCCGGCCAGTCGACTGGGCGTGGCGCACTGCGCCATTGCTCCGATGTCTCCACTCGGTCGCGTGGGTTGGCCTGAATTCTGCGGGCCACGACGGATCAGTCCTTGTTGGGATGCGCAGCCTTGTGGGCTGCCTCTTCACCTGGAGCGTGGCCGGGGGGTGCGCCGGTTGCCCTTTGGTGGAGATGATTGCAAAGCCCCTTCACCTGGGAGGGGCTCACGTACTTGCTGAGGTGGGTGACGCACCGGTCGAAGTCACCGGGGACACCCCACTTGATCTTGATGGCGCCGGGGCCTTCGGTCCTCGGTCGGTAACCAGTAGCGCATCAAACGCTCGGTTGCCGCCATGTCGGAAGGGCTGGCTTCGCGTCCTGCTACCACTGGCCATCACCTCCTTTCATGGTTGACCGAGTTGCCTCGGCTACCTTCGGTCGGCGTTCGCCAGGACCGTGTTGGCTTGTACGAGCGCGGTGAGCGCGTCGAGGAGGATGTAGCGGCCATGGTTGTCGCGCATGTCCTCCGGCTGCAGGGCCAGGCCGGTGTGGAATTGCTCGATCTCCCGGGCCAGCTCCGCGCGGGTGCGTTCGTAGGACTCGGTGAGGAGTTGCACCGTCCGGCGGAGCGCTTCGACCGGGGTTTCGCCGGCGGGATGGTTAGCCATCGGAGCTCACTCTCCCGCCGGTGGAGACCGGTGACTTGTCGCAGGTCACGGGCTCGGTGGTAAGAGCGCGGATCGCGTCCACGTCGCCTGCGTTCCCAGCTTCGAGGTACCGCTGGTAGCGCTCGACGTTCCGGTTGTACTGGTCGCCGTGCTTGACCGCGGACTCGTGGTGGAGGGCGTAGAGCCGGCCGCTGTGGCGGGCTGGCTCCGTGCCGAGAAGGACCCGGTGTGCGACGAGCCAAGCTACGTCTTCCATGCCCCAACCGAGCATGCGTTCGTCCTGTCCGCCGCAGGCCCACCATGTGGCGGGGGTGGTGACGTAGACGCCGGACGTGGCGTATGGCACCACCAGGTGGTTGCAGTCCTCGAGGCGTGTGCCGGTGAGGTACTGCTTGGTGCCGTCCTCGCGGAGTGAGCGGTACTCGGTGTACGGCAGATGCACTCGGGTGTCGTCAGCAGCGGCCTGGATCGCGGCGAGGAGGGGTTCCCGTTCCGGGAGCGTGTCAGCGTCTCCGAGGACCGCGACGTCGAACCCGCGGGTCTCAGCGAGGCGGACGATCTTGTTGCGGCACGCGGCGAGACAGAACGGCTCGTGGCCGGTGTCCACGTCAACGAAGTACGCGCCCGGGAGAAGATCCCGGTACCGGGCCATCGTCAACGCGTGCGCGTACACCCGGTGAGGTTGGGAACGCCACGGAATGCCGACGAGGACGCGGGTCACTGCGGCGGCCCGTAAGAGCCGCTGCGGATGAATCGGCGAAGGCCGAGCCAGGCCCCGAGCGGGGTGCGGTAGTTGCAGACCCCGCGCGTCCCGTTACTGACGGTCCAGCGTCCGTCCAGCTGGTGCTCGAACCGGAGCTTGCCGAGCTTGTAGCACCTGCCTGGCTGCATCGGATAGTCGCCCACGGCGATCAGCGCTCCTCTGAGATCGTCCGCCACTGCTGCTCGGTGAGGACCGCCTCGCGCTTCCCCGTGGTGTTCCGGACCATCGTCACGCCACCACAGAGCCAACCCTGCCGGTCGTACGGTTCGCGCGCGCTCACAGCACACCTGCCTGACGGAGCCTCGCGTAGGCGTCTATCCGCTCCGTGTCTCCGTTGCAGCCGTTGACCAGTTCAGTCAGATGGGCGTTGGCGATGTCGCGGTACATCCTGGCTCGCTCGGCGTGGAACTCGGCTTCGTTGACCAGTTCCAGCAGCTTGATTCGGTGCGGGTCCGGGACGCGCTTCGGTCTGCCGGTGATGCGGCGGAGGAACCACTCGACCGGGCCGATCACCGTTGGTCGTCCTTCTTCGCGCGCCTGAGGGCGTCGGCGACGGTCTCCTCAGGCAGTCCGCTCGGGAATGACGCCGAGTACGTGACCGCCTCAGGGGGCGGCGAGGCGAGTCTGCGGGTGACGTCCACGAGGGCGGCGGTGAGAGCGTCCACGCGTTCACGTTCGGCGTCGTAGTCGCGGCGGAGAGCCCGCGTGTCCTCAGCGCCGCCGTAGTGGCGCACGAGCGCTTCAAGGAGCGCACGGGCTTCCTCGTCGCCGATCTGGAACGTCGGTGCGATGTCTCGGGGCGACTGGTCGGAGATGTCTTCCCAGCGATGCACACCCGCCCCGCCGTCCACCGGGCGGAGGATCCGGCGGGGCATGTCGTCCGACACCTGGATGAGTGCGACCTCCAGGAACATGCCTGGGAGGTCCTCGCGGATGTAGGCGCGGATCATGCGGACCACGCCCCGTCGCGTGCGGCGATCAGGTCACGGAGGAGTTGCCCGGCATCTGGCGTGAACGGCGCCGGGAAGAACCGGTTGGCAAATTCGCTGGTGCTGACGATGCCGCGTTCGATGATCTCGTTGACCTCGTCGCGGACCTCGCGCGAGTCAGGTGCCGGGTCCGGGCGGCCGAACTCCAGACCGCCGAGCGTCTGCCGGACGAGGACCGTGTCACCGAACACCTCGCGGACCTGCTCGACCGGCCAGCCGATGAGGTCGACGGCCATCTCAGCGGAGTACGGCACCCACGCGTTGGTCACCATCTGCGCGGTGAGCGGGCCGCCTTTCGCCCAGCCGTTCACTGGCCGCCGTCCTGACCGTGGCAGAGCACCGCGCAGACCATCTGCATCGCCTGGGCCTCAGTGAACCCGGCCTCGATGAACGACTCGTACGCCTCGATGAACGACTCGTACGCCTCGTGGAGTTGAGCGGCGCCGGCGGCGAGATCGGTGACCGGGTCTGCAGGCATGTCGTCGCCCATCACGCGACCTCGATGATCTCGTCGTGGACGAGGATGGCTCGGGCGCCGCACTGCTTGCGGAAGTCCTCGACGCCCTGCTCGTTGACCCGACTGGCGTCGACACCCGAGATGATGATCGCGAACGCGTCCGGTGCGTCGCCAGGCAGGTGCAGAACGTCGATCTTCCCTGTGGGCTGGTCACTCATCGCTGAGCCTTCCGGTTGGAGTGGGTTGGGCCCGGTCTGTGTCCAGCGCCACCCACTCCAAGAGGGGCGGACACAGACCGGGAGATCAGGAAGCGAAGTCGCCGTGCTGGATCGTGTCGGCAGCCTCGCGGAGCATCGCGGCGAGGTTCGCGCGGAACCCAGGCAGGTCCGCTTCGATCGACACCGGGAGCGTCTTGCCGTCGAGCGTGCCGGTCTTCGTGAGAGCGGGGACAGTGACGTCACCTGCGCCGATCTCGAAGCCGCCGCACACGATGGTGAGCGGCACCTTCATCTCCATGTCAGCCATACCGCTCCCCTCAGTAGTTCGAGCCGACGCGTTGGTGGCCGATGTGCTCCACCAGAGGCGGGTCGTCGCGGCGGCCCCAGTAAGCGCCACGAGCCGCAGGATCCTGGAAGAGGAGCCGGCCGAACCTGCTCTCGGACCAGTCGCCCTCAGGCCAATCACGGGCGAACGTGGCCCGCGGGATGATGCACGGGTTGCCGGTGAAGCACGCCCGATGCTCCACCCAGCGATGGACACCGTCCGCGGCTTCGGTGAAGGTCTGGCCCTGCTGCTCGAGCGCGGGGATGAGACCGCCGTGCTCGATCTCGTTCGGCCACCACGGCTGGCGGAGGAGAGCGATCTGCGTCAAGTACGGGTGAGCATCGAGGACGCCGGCGAGCTCCTCGACGTCGACGTCCGCGTTGAATGTGAAGTCGTCCTCGAGGAAGAACGCCTTGTCGGCGATCTTGATGTTGTCGATGAGGTAGCGGGCGTACTGCCAGACGGCTTGCATCGCTCGCCAGTAGCCGTGCTCGGCGCCCTCGAGGTGGAGGACGTGGCCGTCCAGTGGGCCGCCGATGAACTCGTCCTCCAGCCACTGGCCGTACACGTCATCGCCGGAGTCGTCGAGGATCACCATCGGGCCGACACCGTGAAGGTGCTCGGCAGCGGAGCGGAGCGTCTTGGTGATGCAGTCCGGGCGGCCGTTCGTCAGGACGATGATCGGGACGGTCATCAGGCCGCATCCGCCTCTGCGGGCGGGCGTGTCTGATTCAGACGGTCGATGTACCGCTGATCGCCGATGCTGAGTGCGTCCTTGCGAAGGCGGTAAAGCGCGGAGACGTACTCCTGCTCAGTGAGGGCGATCCACTCTCCTGCTTCCGGCGCGCTGTGGCCGAGCCACTCGCGAGCCGCCTCGTTCTCGGCGTGCACCTTAAACGCCCAGATGCCAGGCCAGTAGCGGGCGATGAAGAACGGCAGTTGCCGTCCGCGCTCATCGTAGAGGCGGCCGAGCGTCGTGTACGTCCGCTGGTTGGTCCGGGAGAGGTCCGCCGCGAAGTGCTTGTAGTCCACGACGGCTACAGGAGCACCGTGGTTGTACTCGCAGAGCAGGAAGTCGAGATCGACTGCCGGGCAGTCATGCCCCCACTCACGATGACGGTCGGAGAGTTCACGGTCCGCCATCACCCGGCGCTCCGGGCTGATGCGGGCGCGGTGCGTAGCTCCGTAGCCACCGGTCATGCTGCGGCCATCCGGATTCGAGCATCCGCCTTGGCGACGTGGTCGGCATCGATGTCACATCCGATGAACTGGCGACCCGTGGCCAGCGCAGCGACACCGGTCGTGCCCGCTCCGAGGAATGGGTCAACGATGAGGTCGCCCGGCTTGGTGAGCCGTTCAATCAGGTCAACCATGCCTGATTCGGACTGACCCCACTCGTGGAAACGCTTGTCGTTGTCGTTGACGTCCGACTTGGCGACATCGCCGAACCACGCCCCGGTGTACTCGCCCTTCGTAAAGACCAGAATCGGCTTCCAGAAGGTGTTGACCTTCCGCTGCCAGAGCTGAACTGCCTGGCCGCCAGGGGTGAGGTAGGCGAGCGTCCAGTGGTAGGTCAGCCCGCCACCGTCGGTCATGCGTTCAAGGATCTCCGGGAGGTAGGACTGACCGACCATCACGGCGCAGATTCCGCCGGGTTTGAGGAGTCGGTTGGCGATCTCGGCGAGTCCGTCTTCCCGGAACTCTGTGAGACCATCGGTTTCGTCGTGACCGTCCCGGATGCCGTAGAGCGGAAGGTACTCGGCAGGGTAGGGCGGGTCCGTGATGATGGCATCGACGGTTCCGTCAAGGTCGGCGAGGACTTCCCGGAAGTCTCCCGTGCGGAGGTCGGCGACGGAGGGGAGCTTGACGGCTTCCGCGTAGGCGGCATCGAGTGCGGCCTGCTGCTCCCGTTGCCTCTCCTCTTTCTGTCGACGCTTGATCTCGTTCGCTCGTCGGACGATCTCCTGCTCGTCATCTGCCGGGATGACCTCGCGAACCGGGATGGGCGGCTCATCGGTGGCCACCGCCGCTTCGGGCTCAGGCTCCGGGTCGCGGCGGTAGGTCTCACGGATCGCGGCGGCGGTCGGCCTGCCGCCCGTCCGCTCAACCGTCTCCCTCCACACCTCGGCGCGCTCCGGCTCTGGGATGGCCGTCAACGCGCGAGCCTGGCCCTCGTTGGCCGGGGCGGGAAGACCGGCGGCCGTTACATTTGTAACGGTCTGAGCAGCACCGATGAGTTGGCGGGCGCGGCTGTCACTGAACCCCCACCGCTCGCGGCAGTAGTCCTCGAACGTCGAGAACTCGGCCCGGTACAGGCGGCCGTCGCGGATCTTCAGCAGGGCGTTGCCGACCTCAGTGAAGGTCTTGATGCCACGCTCGATGACCTGCTCGGCCTCAGCCAACTCCGTTGACTCAACTTCAGTGAGATCCGTGGTTGTGTCGTCACGTTCCTCAGGCATGCGAAACGAACCCTTTCGGGCTAGGGAGATGGGACGAAAAGATCCCGGTCCGGCGCGCCTCTCCCATCTCCCCAGACGGAGACGCGCGGGACCGGGACGGGTTCTCTGCGGGTAGTGCCGTACTGTCTGGGTCAGCCGGGCCGCAGAAGCCTTAGCGGCGGGTCACATGAGGACTGGCCGTTCATAGCCCCATTTCGCGATCCACGTTTTGTGGTCGCGGTTGGTCTGCTCGGACAGGACCGGGTCGGCGCGGGTTTGGACGTCCGGGGCGCGGTGCTGGACTTTCACGCCGGGGACGAGCAGCGACCCGCCCGCGAGACGGCACTCCCAGTCCAGCGTGTCGTCGCCGAACCACCACACGAAGTCCTCGTCCGCCCGCACACCGGCCTCGCCACGCAGCATGAAACAGAACCCGCAGATCCGCTCCGCCGTCAGGACCGGCTCTGCGCGCGTGTTCAGGATCCGGCGGCCGACGTCATGCTGGTCCGGGTACGCGCACGCGGCCTGCTCGGCGCGCATCGCAGCCGACAGGGTCTCCACCAGCATCGGCGGTGCGACGACGTCGTCGTTGACGACCAGGACGTTCCACTTCGGCCAGCCTTTGACGGCGGCGACCTTCGCGGCCTGGTCGATCCCGAGGTTCCACAGGCGGGAGATGTTCGGCGGGTACTCCTCGTGCCGGATGATCCACAGGTCCGAGGCCATCCCGTCGAACGGCATCACGGGCGGGGTGGAGCCGTTGTCGACCACCATGACCGTGTGGACCTGCCCGTCCAGCGACTCCACGCAGTCAGCGAGGAAGCGGGGCCGGTTCTTCGTGGGGATGACGGCGAACGTCGGGACGGTCATTCGAGCCACGCGGTGGTGTCGGACAGGTCAGCGCCCTCGGCGGGCGAGTAGAAGTACAGGGCCAGCGACTTGCGGGCGTGGTTGCCGACGATCGGGTCCGGGTGCCCGTGCCAGCTCGTGGCACTCGTGGCGAAGATGACGGTGCGGTTCCACGCCGGGACGATCTCCACCTCACGGTCCGCACCCAGGTACAGGACACCGCCCCACTCGCGTCTCCAGTCCGGCGACAAGAACACCAGCATGTTGATGCGGCGCTGCAGATCAGGGAGGTCCGGGTGGCGTTGGAAGTCGGTGTGGACGCCGAGCCGGCCGCCTTCGCCGGTGAGGTGCATGCCGCCGCCGAGCTCGTCGGCGATGAGCGGGTGGATGCCGGTGAGGTGCTCGAGTGCCGCGGCGACGTGCGGGCCGCGCGCTGTGTCGAACCAGAACCGGGTGAGTGGGCCTTGCATGTGGGCGCCGCCGGCCTTCTTGCCGCGTTCCCGTTCGTTGGCGTACTGCTGCCATCGCGGGTCGGACAGCGGCGGGAACTCCCCCGCGATGCCGTGCAGCTCGTCGTCGCGCCACAGACCGTCCACGACGAGGTGCGGGAACGGCTTCGCTGCGGCGAACTGCGCTCGCTGCTCGTCGGTGAAGGCGATCATTCGGTTCCTGTCTTGCGGGCCCACGCGTACAGGTCGCCCGGCGGGTGGCTGTACTCGAGCCCGAAGCTCTGCGGAAACACGTCAGCCATCGCGGCGGCGAGCTCGGCGGGCTGAACGTTGCGGTAGTGCTCGCCCGGCTCCGGCCACGGTCCGCCGGCCGCGCCGTGCGGTGGGCGGCGGTCCGACGCGCACGTCACGATCAGCACCCCGTCGTCGGTGAGGGCTTTCGCGGCGGTGGCGAGGATCGCTGGCCAGCCGTGGACGTGCTCCAGGACCTCCGTGCACACGACCAGGTCGTAGAAGCGGTCCGGCTCCCATGTGCGGGCGTCCGCGACGATGTCGACGCCGTCAGCCTTCGCAGCGTCGAGGGTCACCCACACGTTCGTGGCGAACAGGTCCTTCACGGTGCCGTTGATGTTCCGGCCGCCGATGTCCAACACGGCGAGGTTCTTGCGGCGCAGCAGCCCGTAGGCCGCGGCGATCCGCTCCACCGCCGCGTGCGCCTCGTCGTGCATTACGTGATCTCCAGCAGCCCTGCGCGCATCGCGGGCTTCTCCGGTGGGGCGGTGACCCGCACCCACACCTGGTAGGTGCCGTCCGCGAGCTCAAGCGTCCCGGCGGGGCCGACGAGGAGCTTGGCGGTGGTGCCGTCCCACACGTCCGCGGGCTGCCAGTCCGCCTCAGCGGGCTCCTCAGCGCCGGAGTCGATGACGGCGATCTCCACCGTGTTCGACACGGTCGCGCCACCCACAGGGATGTGGAGGTACTCCAGGGAGATCGACGGGAGTGACAGCACCGCGCCTCCCTCAGGTGGTCGGTGCCCCGGCAGTCCACGACCGCCCGGTTGTGCCGGCGGTCCACGCTCGAGCGGGCTCGCCTGCCGTCCAGCCGCGGGCGAGTGGGCCCGTGGTGATTGTGACGTCGCCTGTAGCGTCAGCGCCACCGGTGGCGGCTGCGGTGAACGCGATCGTGGCGTCGGCGTCGCCGTGGACGGTGCGTTGCCCTGCCGCGGAGGCCTCGAGTGTCGTGTCGGTTGTTGCGGCACCGTGGACGGTCCGCTGCCCCTGGACGGTCGCTGCGACTCCACCCAAGTCCGCGGTGGCTGTGCCGGTGACCGTTCGTCGCCCGGTCGCCTCCGCCGTGGTGCTGAACGCCGCGGACGCGGTCCCATGGACTGTACGGACACCGGACGCGGTCGCTGTCACACCACCTAGGTTCGCGGTGGCGGTGCCGTGCTCGACCGGTGTGACGTTTACGTCCGCGGTGAAAGCGATGTCAACAGCGGCGGTGCCTGAAACGGTGCGCACACCTGCTGTTGAGGTGTCCGCCGTGATGTCGGTGGTTGCGGTCCCGAGGACCGTTCGGGTGCCGGACGCGGCTGCGTTGACCGCACCGAGGTCCGCTTGGGCTGTGCCGTCCACTGTGCGGACACCGGACGCCGCAGCGTCTGCGGTGAAGGTGGCGGATGCTTCGCCTGTGACTTTCCGGGTGCCGGCGGCGGTCGCTTCGAAGCCGCTGGCGGTTGCCGCCGTGCCGTGGACGGTTCTCGTGCCGGCCGCTGCCGCGGTGACCGCCGTGGTGGTGGTGGCCTGCCCGGCGACGGTGCGCTTGCCGGTCGCCGATGCTGTCAGCCCGGTCGTTGTGGCTGCGACGCCGTGGACGCTGCGCTGCCCCGTCGCCGATGCTGTGAGGCCGGTTGATGCCGACGCGGTCCCGTGGACGGTGCGGATGCCTGTGGCGGTCGCGGTGAAGCCGGCCAGGTTCGCTGCCGCGGTGCCGTGAACAGTTGAGCCGCCCGTGCTGGGCGTGTACACCACGACCGCCCACACGGTCGTGACCTGCACCCGGTTCGTGCCAGCGGCAGTGGCTTTCACACCGATCTGCATCGACGCCACCGTCGACGCTGTCCACGCGGCCCCGTCCGGGTCGGTTTCGCGGATGATCGGGTAGTTGCGGGGCTGGTTCGGTGCGTTCGTCCGCCACGCGGTCGCGTTCGGGACGATCGCCGCCGACTGGGAGACCGTCCCACCGCTGGTCTTCTTCACCTGGACTTTGAACGCTGCGGTCGCGTCCGCGGTGTTGTTGCGGAACCGGGCGCCGACCATGACGCCGCGGACCGTGTCACCAGCCGACATGCCGGTCGCCCCGACCGTGTACATGTCCTCCGCGGTCGCGGAGCCCGTCTGGACGAAGGTGGTGGCGTCATCGGGTGGCGCCTCGTCGACCAGGTTCCAGTTCGACGTCGTGCCCGCACCGTTCGTGGTGTTGTTCCACTGGTTCGCGTCGCCCGCGCC